AGAGTATGCTGATACTTCCAGAGATTACTGGCAGGTGAAGAGAATTGAAAGAGGTATTTCTGCTAAGAAGAGAACTCTATTAAGAAGTATGGCTATGGCTATTATCACTGGCAACCCTAGTGATAGTAGAGAAGCTAGACAATCTATTAGAGAGTTTAATAGAGATAAACTTAGGAGTGAACAGATAACTCAAAGTTCTATTAAGAGGAGAGTTAAGGATCTTCGTAAGAAAAGAATGGGTGAAGTATAATTACTACCTCATACCTTTATAAGAGTAGCTGAAGTGATTAAGATCATACTTGATTCTTTCAGCTCCTCCTAGTTTATCCCATATATTATGTAATTTATTGTATGGCTCTTTGTTTTTAAGGTATACACCATCTTCAAATAAGTTTAAATCAATAGCAAGTCTAAGTTTATGAAGGCTCTTTTCATGCCCGTATGTACATCTACTATCCCTATAGGCATCACCTAAAGTAACATCATAACCTAAGCCAAAAGAGCTTAGTAAGAGTATAGCTAATGATTTAGTAAAAGCTATCTGAAGTTCTAATAACATTTGATTCCCCTTAATCTTTAATAATAGAAAAAGGAGAGGCCAGCATTTAGCTAGTCTCTCCTTCTTTGTTTCTACTCCCTAATCTTACTGTGATTCTCGAACATATAACGATTAACACTTAAGTTATCATCCTCAAACTCTGCCCAGATATAACCTAATAACCTCCCATACTTTCCGGTCTTATCCTTCTTAGTTTCAACAGTCAAGTAAAGAGCTTTCTCTACAATATCTTCTAACTCGGCTTTAGCTGCTAGACCTTTCTCCTTATGTTTACCTCGCATCTCCCAAGTGTCTACCCCTAAAAACCTAATCATCTTTCTTACAGTGATGTTTAGACCTAGTTGAATATCAGCCTCTATTGTATCACCATCTACTACTCTTATATTATCTAGCTTATACTCGTACATCTAACCTCCAATTAACATAACTATTACATCATACAATACTAGACTACCTATCATAAGAAATAAAAATATAACATCAGCTTCCATACCCCCTCCTTATTTTATAGGACAAGCCCCAGAAGCACACTCTGAATCTGTCAACTCCTCAAATGTTTCTGTACCATCAAAGTCAAACTCTCTAATACTTTCTACATAATTTTCCCAAGCCTCTTTAGTTACAGCATCTTGTGGTAGATAATCATAACCTAAATCCTGAGCTGTCTTAGTAGGGTCATCTCTCAGTAACCAACTAACTCCTACATATGTATCCCAGTTTTTATGTAACCATTCTACTATCTCTGGTACTTCTGCTGGGTCATAACTCACGGTAATAGAACAATTATGGTCAACATAGTTATCCATAACAAGCTTATACCTATCCAACTGAGAAACAGCACTGTCAGTATTGATTTCCAACTGCCGTCCCCTATCCATAACTGTGTCGAACCTAACATCATCCCACACAACAGGGAAAGTGATAATACAAGACTCACTGTCTCTGGGGTTATCCATGATTGCATAACCTGCTCCTCTAAGTTTAGGTACTAATGGGTCAGCCTTAGCAAATACTATATTGTTAAATATATACTTACCTAGTGGCTTGTGTATTCCTTCTGTTGTTCCCATGAGTTTGCTAAGTGTCCCACTTGGTTTGATAGTTGTGACAGCTTTACTACGTGGTAGTCCCAACTCGTCTGCCATGCTGTTAACTGCCGACTGTGCAACATCCCGGAGATCTCGCCACTTCTCTGCTTCTCCCGCAAACTCCCATCCAACGATGCCTGTAACACCGACTCCAGTGAGTCTAAGGAATTCATTAAGTTCGTGCCAAGCATCTTGGAGTATTCCATCTCGGAGGTCAACACATGTTTGACGATAGTTAGCTCTTCCAATAAGAGTGATAGCTTTCTTGAGTCCATTCCAATCTCCATTAAATGTTGCTAAGTTTGTCTCTACTAAGTTACAAAAGCTCTTGTTGCCTAGCAGTATTTCTGCACAAGGGTTAAGCAGCTTAAACCAAGGGGCTCTCCTCTCTGCCTCAATAGCATTAATGAAGCCGGGTTCACTACCTCCAGCTTCTAACATCATCTCAAAGAGGCCACGTAGCTCTAGTTTAGTAGGCTTATGATAGAACAATAGGCTGTTATTAGACTGCCCTCTATGCCATAAACCATTATTAAGATGGTCTTTCTTAGCCACTGCAAACTCTTCCCACTCTTCCTCACCAAACCTATGAAAGGCTATTTCGGCAGAACGTCTGCTAGATAATACAGTGCCCATCCAATTGCCAATATCCAATAGATCAATGCGAGTAAGAAGCTGTCCTGCTCTTCTATTGAGTATCTCAGCAATAGCTGGCAAAGCAATACTAATACTAGAGTCACCACTAGAAATCCACCCATAACCTTTTAACCTCTCTCCTGCTGGTCTAATACGTGATAGGTCAAACACAAGCTGTTTAGCATTGTGCTTACCCGCTAAAAGTTTACCAAAAGATTTAGCCCATGCTTCTGCTGAGTCCCCTACATTAATAGTCCATACACCATTGTCAAACTCTTCAATGTTATCATCAGCATTTTCTATTCTTTCTATCAACTCGCTGCGTATTACTATAATTTCTGGTATATGTTTAGAGAACCCATTTAGTATACCTTTGTCAGGTAAGAATCCTACTCCACACCCTTGCATTAATAGCCATATCTGATCTACTACATCATTCACTGTCTCTAGTTTCAGTCCTGAACAATTGAACTGAGAGGCTTCTCTCTTTCTTGCAACATCAGTACCACCCAGCCACAGGGTTCGGCCCGACACCGAAGACTTGCGTGATAACAACAACTGCTGCAAATCACTAAGCTCCTGCTGCTGTGGGGGGTCCAAAGGTAAGTCTCTGGCCCGCTCCCACAACCACCTCTGGTGTCCAATAACTCTTTCAACTGTCTCCTCCCATGTCTCAAATATAGTACCTTCATCATTAAGAGGTCGGCTGTATGTCCGTCTGTAAATAATTTCGGCACGTATCTTATTATGATCAATGTTATTTTCCGTGATTTGCGTGATACCCATAAATTTCCTCTAGTTGTTTTCTATGAATAATTGCTTCTTCTTTAGTAAGAAAATAACCCATATGTCTATTCCTTCCATCAAAAGAAATTTTAACTTGCCATTTACTTTTTTCTGTACTCCAGTAAACACCAGTTACACCAGAAGTATTATCTTTACGTATCGTCCTATTCTTACTATTGATATTATAATTAGCTGATCTAAGGTTAATCCATTGATTATTAGAACAGTTATGATCTATATGATCTACTTGATCTGGTATAGTACCCATTACATATAAGAACACTAACCTATGCAGTAAATAAGATTTACCATCAATGCCAACACAGTGGTATCCTTGTGAATCAATCCAACCTACTTCTTCTTTTTTACCTCTACCTTTAACTTTCCACCGCCAATTACCAGTGACGGGAAAGTATTCAAGTATAGACCAAAGCTTTTCTTGTGTTAACATTTAACGACCTCTCCTCTAATACTATTGTGATCTAACACTTAAATCCTCCTTTAATAAATTCCTCCTCCGTAGTAGGCTCACATCCATATATCTTGTCCATTAAATCCCTAAGCTCTAGTGAGCCGTAGTGACAATACGTTTGCTTCTTTATATAGAACTCATCACTCCCTCTCTCAAATAATTGATTGTTTATAAATGCAGCTAACTTTTCTCTATCAATCATACTCCCTCCTTAACCTTCCTTTTTCTATACTCCTTCTTTACACATTTATCAGAGCCGGGACAACCGTATGGCTGATTCATAGCAGGGTGATAACACCAGCCACAGTCCCAGTATATACATATCTTGTTAACCTTATTCACTCTCCCTCCTCAGCTTCTCTTGTTCATTACACAACAAGACTATCTTATATTCAATGTCCTCTAACTCTTCATAAAGAGCATCTAGTTGACCCTCTATATCAGTATTGTCTCCTCCATCTTTTATTACCTCCTCTAACCACTCTTCATTCCCAAAACTAATTCTACTACCTCTAGCTTCTGTTACATCATCTGAGAATATATTATCAGGTTCTAAATGATCAAGGATAGTACAAGTCACACAAGATGTTTTTGTACAGTTGAGACATTCTCCATAGCGTCTAGAGGTCAAGATCCTTCTCCCCTGAAAATCCATAATAAAGTTATTATAGATAGTGTAATATATATAATTGTCATATTGATCACTAACATTATATCGCTCCTTTATCATCTTAAGATTACATAGACTGTTATACCAAATACAATCACTATAGAAACAATAGCAAATATTGAAGCTAATATATCAGTCCCTTTTATTTCATTATACATTAAAATTCACCTCCCCAATAACAATACACCGTACTCCCTTCATGCTCCATGAAGATAGAACACCTAGCCTCCTCACTCAAAGCTATTAGTCCTATCTCATTACCATACCCTGCACATCCATTCAGGGTGATAAGGAGTAGAAGGAGACTAATCACCTTAGTCACCGTGCATCTCCATTAATCTTTCTAAACTCACAAAATCTATATCATAGTCTGAGAAGTCATATCTATTAGTGAAGTTCTTTAGATGAACAAAGCCTCTAATCTCTGTATTACAGCTACCTCTATACTCCTCATCATGTATATAGAAACTACCAGCACATACTCCGAAGTGAGGCTTACCATCTAAGGTTTGTCTCCTGCCGTACTGATACTTCTGCTGATGGCCATGAACAAAACTATGTGGATGTTTATTAAGCTTGTTCTCTATTCCTCCTCCTATAGCCTTTCCTGATTCAGGGTTTGGCATATAATGATTAAAGGCAATACCATCTAACCATAATGGGTAGAGATACTCATTAACATTCCAACCTGAGTCCTCAATCATCTGGTCTAAATCAACCATACCAACTAGATGAGGGTTCTCCTCCACCATCCTGTTAAGACGCATCTCATGGTTTCCAGTTATAAAATTAAAGAGGGGTTTATACTTCTTCTTCTTAGCTATAGCATTTTTATATCTAATATACATAGGTATAATGTTTAAGGCAAACTCTCCAGCTTCTAAATCATCTTTTAATCTCCGCCCCTCCTGTTTCAATGCTGTGTTATAGTAACTTAAACTCTCAAAGTCCCAGTTGTCTCCTATGTGGATTATATGTTTAGGCCGGTGTTTCCATATATACCTAGCCAATGCATATAGATGATCTAGTGGAGCCTTAGGAGTGACCTGAGTATCAGCTATCACTACTATATCTCTATTCATACGTTTACTCCTGTTTCAGCTTCCTTTATCTCCTTTACACCATGTAAGAAGAGGACAGCTCTTAACTCTTCTGCACTACATATGAAGTCCGACCAAATCAATTGACCATCATTAGTGTAGTACTCTATTAGTTCTTCCTCTTCGCTCTCTACTATTGTTATCTTTTCTCCTAATGCTTCTAATTTATATGCAGCCATGATTAGTTAACTCCTGGGATCATCCCTCTACTCTTAAGTTCACCCTCAAATAAATCATAGACTTCCTTTCTCTCATCTTCAGGAAGTTCATTAAAATATTTCATAGACAGGTACATGCCTTGTTGTGACAATACACCACCTTCCTCACTATATAAATTATCCTCCGCTATGTTAGCTAATGTAGTTGCTTGATGCTGGATACGAGTATCTTTATCCTCAACATCACTGAATAAATTATAACCTTCTATACTACTTTCCTCTGTTCTCATCCTCTTTCTCCTTAGCTCTTCTTAATGTAGCTATCTTTCTTTCCTCTTTACTCTTTTTTGAATGGCACTCCCAACAGAGTACCTGATAACCCTCCTCTTCTATAAACATTCTTTCAATGTATTCATCCCATGTAGTTTTACCTACTGCTGGATCCACAACAGGAGTTATATGATCAACACAAGCATTCACCCTCCTCCTCTTATTACCTTCTAATGGGGGGAGAGTGGCTGGTCCTTCCTCTCCACATTGAGAGCATTTGTATACACCTCTTCTGATCCAAGCTTTCTTCTTAGCTTTAGCCTTTGGCCCCCAACGGGTGTGTGCTGCTCGTAATGCTGAAGTAATGAAAGAATTATATCTCGCCTCAGTCCACATCCCACCGTTACATGTTTTCTTATTAGCCATAATTAGGAAACTCCCCATGATAAGCATCCCTAGCATGTTCAATAACCAACTTAGCTACCTCTAAGTCTGTATAACAACCTAATTCTCCATTATAGATTAACATTTTCTTTAATCTCTCCTGTGTGATACTTACTCCACATCTAGTCTTTTCTGTCATTATATTAACTCCTACTGATGTACCCTTCCACCAGAATACAACGTGTAAACTTACTACTTAGAGACTCTTTAGTGAAAGTACCCATAAATTTATTTAAACCTTCAATTACAGGTATGTGTCTATCTGCATAGAAGATTAAATTAAACACTTCTCCATCCTCCTTCCACTTAACAGAAGCTACATTCTGTAAGACATTTTCAACATATATATTCCAAACTATATCAGTGACATTACTATCATCATTTAATGCGGCAGTAAGAGACCCTATATACCTAGCTTGCATTACATAATCCCAATCACTATCCTCTGTAGCACCACCCCAAGCCCTACTACCGAAAGGTAAAACAGAATATCCTCTTATCTCATTTACCATACACACTCTCCCTTAAAACTCTTATCAATCGCCTTGCCTCCTCCTTAGATAGTATAACAGTATGTCCTACCACTTCTAGATACAGTGCATAAGGATCATCCTTAGTTTTAAACTCTGTCAACTCAAAATAGTTATCACTGTCTTTATCAAAGAATTGGCCCAGTTGTTTCATACTCACAAGGTTGTACCATCATATCTATTAACCCTTAGGTAGTCCACATAATCCTGAGCCTCCTCATAAGTCATCCAATGATCCTCTCCACCTAATGCCATATGACACTCTGCTAAGAAATTTCTAGACTTATTAGGACCACATGGCTGCTTCTTAACCCAAGCCTCAGCCTGTTTCATATTCTCTACCATTAAATATTCTTTAAGCATCTTCTTAAATGCACACATAATTATAACTCCCATATCATATATAAAAGTGAACATACCCCTATTATAAAACTAGAGGCACCAACCATTGCAATAGCAGTATCTAATACAGTTGGTATCTCATACTCACTCGGTGTTAACCTAGACATTATAACTAAGATAATAATACTAGTTATAAGAATCTTTATTGCTATAATCATTTATACCTCCTTTAACTCACTTGAACCATCCTCTTGATAAGCATACATTCCTATTGTATAATAATCATCAGGTTCTAAAACATAAGGATAAATCTCACCATTAGTAGATGAAAGAACAGCCCAGTTATATCCTATTTTTACCACTCTAAAATTATCTACCCCCTCTATATCTGTAATAGGTGTACCAATTTCTAACCTCTCCCATTGTACATCCATCTATACCTCCTCCTTAATTAATTTCACCCAGTGAACACATTCATTCGGTCTATGAGGACTAAGCCTAAGAAGAGCATCATAGTGAGAGCATACATCCCCAAATCTATTAAGACAGCCAGCACAATTTTGCCTACGTTCTTCATAGTCTAACCTCTCTCCTTGTATTGTTTTAATCATAAGGATCTACCTTTGGAGAATCTGGTACTGTCTGCAAAAGTTCTATCAAATCAATCAAGATAGAAATTACTTCTCCATCAGTAGGCTGTTTCCACATACTAACCTTACACCTTCCTCTTAATTCTTCTAATTCAACTATCATCTAACTCCTCCTTCATACTCTTATACTTGTTACAAATCTCATAGCAGTTTACATTACAATACCAAACAGTGCAAGCTAGATCCCAGTTATCTTCATCATATTCATCATAAGAATGTGAACAGCTAGAACAATCTTCTGTAAAAGTTATACTTTTAGTTATTGCTTTATTTCTTTCTTCAATAGTAAAACTCATACTGGTTCCTCCCACATAACAGGTAAACCCTCCTCATTGAAGGATCTAATCATCCACAGGAGGTAGGCTTGCTCTTTAAAGTAATCGTCTGCCATTATACAGGCATCCCTATAAGCATCCCTTACAGCCTCATAACACTGTCTCTCTGTTTCACAATCAGCTAGAATCTTTAAGGCTACTTTTGGTCCATGCCTAGGTAATCCCGGCACATTATCAACTGTATCTCCTATTATCATCTGAGCATAAAAGAATTTATAACCAGTGCCTATAAGCCCTTTGCTTATCTTCTCAGGGTCTTTAGGTTCTATGTAGGTATTAGCATTAGTACAGTACCTAGGACCAAAGCTACCAAAGTTATGGCCTTCTGGTGAGTAGTGCCAGCCATTTACTTGTCTCAAATCTTTATCGACTGTTACTATACAAGATTTTGTATCAGCACCTACTCCATCCCACCTCTCATACAACTCCTGAGTTATAGACATCAAATCATCAGCCTCTAATGTATCTTCCACCTGTGTATCATACCTAGCCTCAATATAGTTCTTAAGGTTTTGATAGTGGAAAGGTTTCTCTTGTACTCTGTTACCTTTATAAACCTTAGTGATAGCAACTTCCTCTCTAAAGTTCTTCTTCCCACTAAAGAATATTATAGGGTCAACTTCTGTTTCTAGTTCGTGTTTAATCTCCTTGATTTTAAATTCTAGTACATCAACGATGTCCCCAAAGGGAGGAGTGGAGTCAGGATCTAAACCTTTCTCTTCCTGTTTCTCACCCCATTTATATTCTATCGCTGCACAGGCCATATAACAAACCCAATCTCCATCTAAAAGAGGAAGGATATTCTCTGGTAGTTTCATACTATACTACTCCTACTATAATAAGAACTCACGGAACTCTTTGTTATCCTGAAACACCTGACTTAAAGCTGATGCCATTGCTGTTACAGTTCTCTCCTCACAATCCCCCTCTTCAATATGATACGTCCAATTAATTGCATGTAAAACCTCATGCAGCAGTGTCTCTTTAATCTGAGATTGACTGTAGTCAGTAGAGATTTTAATGTTTAACTCGTTGTTCTGACACAATCCAAAACAACCAGTTGCCAATGCTAAATCAGGCTCCCACTCTTCTATAGTATATACATGATTAGCTATCTTAATCTTCTTAGGTAACTTCATAACTTCTCCTTAATAGGGTGCATCATCCTTCTTAGGTTCTTCAATTGTAGTTGCAGGGGTCTTACCACCTAATGCTACAGCTAAAAGACTACCTTCAAACTCTAAGTTATTCTTAATCTTCTCCTTTAAGAAATCTGGAAGACCCTCATACACCTCCATATCAGGTGCTGACAGGTCGAATAATTTAGGCTCATTAACTAGTTCCCCTATAACTAATCCTTTCATAGGAGGACTAACAGCCCCTACATTAGCATACTTACCACACTTACTATGAACTATTGTAAGAGTACAAGGATAACCTAACACCCTCCCCCAATCTCCTTTCAGTTCTCCAGAAGGATCTAGAGCATTGATACGCTTAGTTGAATTAGCGTTCTCTTGGTCTAATGAAAATAGATTAATAGACTCACTAACCCAGCGAGGCTTCTCCTTATCCTCTTTAGAATCATCATCTAGCATAAACTCTGTAGGCAGTTCATAAGTTACCCATATCACATTAGCTGGTGTCTTAACTACTCCTTCATAGGCCTTTCTTGGTTGCAGTCCTAAATCTATCACCTGAACTACACGAGCTGGGAAGTTAGCAGTCTCTAACATAGGCGTGTTCCCACTCTTCTTTACCACTTTAACTTTACTTGCATTTAACATTTATTCTCCTCCTTTATTAACATAAACTATCTTAACTACTTCTCTAGGCACAACCTCTAAACATTCTATTTGATCACTCTCATATTCATAAGGTGCTTCGTCTTGACCCTCTGTTGCTGCTTGTGAGTAACTTGTTGAATAAAACTTATTCTTAAATTTAAAGACCATATCATAAATCGAAGACCATCGAGATGTATCCACTATTTTATTCTCAACTACTTGGTATAGACTTGGATTATAATCCTCCCAAGCTAAATCTTGTAAAACCTGTTTCTTAAATAACATTACTCCTCCTCTCCTCTAATCTTAATTAGTAGATTAGTACACATATTTAAAAAGTCTTCATCATCAAAACCATAAGCATACTGTATTAGATTACGAACATCATCTTCTAACTCACCGTATAGGGTATGTCTGATATTATCTATTGCATTTTCTGTTGCTGCTCTCTTGTTCCTCTCTTTACAATAAAACCTAGTACCTAATCGTAGTCTAACCTCCCATTCATCTTGTAACTCATAAGGTATAATATGAGAAGTCAGCATTTCTTCCTCTACTGTTAGTATAGATACCTTAGCAGGAGCAGGTTTTCTTAGACCTGTTAAACTCTGCTCAATAAACTTCATTACTTTCATAATACCTCCTTCAACCTTATAAACTCACAAGGGTAATGATCTAACATATATAAATTAGAATCTCTATCCCCCTCAACCCATAAATCATCACCATTAAAATACACCTCAATACCTTCTTCCGTATTTCTTAATGAGCTACTGCAAATTCTACCGCTGTATAACCACACAACTATATAGTGTTCACCAACCTTTGTAGGTATTTTACTAGTGGATCTGATACCAATTTTCTCCATACTTTATATCTCCATCGTGAGGTGTCTTAATCTTCAAGTACTTCCCTGCATGTATTATAGCTTTCTTAACTATCTCTCCTACTACCTCCTTAAATTCTGGCTTACACTCTGTATTTATCTCATCATGGTAGAAACAAGTTATACCATAGTCTCTACCCCATACTAACCCTGCTTCTTCAAGCCATTTGTAAGCGAATAGTAAAGCATATGACATTTGTATTGCTTCCATGTTCTGTAAGACATATACCAGTATGGCGTGTTCTGATTTAATATAGACAGGCCGTCCATCCAATCCCTTAACCCATCCGTTATAGTATTCAGTCCCCCATCTTCCTCTACGAGTACTAGCATGGCTCCTCCACTCCTCCTTCAGTCTGTTGATAAGTTCTGCAAGTTTGGGCAACCCTTGTAGAAACTGTTTCTTAAGCCTCTTGCCAACCGAAGCTCCTCCTCCAACAATTGAACCAGTCTTTTCGTCACCTGCTCCGAACAAGAATCCATAAAAGAATGTTTTAGCATTTGACCTTGTAGGTAACTGAGCTGCTTCTCTGTTTGCTTCGTGTATGTCTCCATGTAAGACCGTATACTCATACTCATCATCTCCCATCAATGCACATAATTGTCTAACCTGATTACCAGCAGAGTCTACGCCTACTAAAGTCATTCCTTCCTCTGCTATAAAAATCTTTCTAATCTGCTTTCCAAAGAAAGAATCTCCATTAGG